GTTAAACATTGCTGTAGCTGGGTTTCCACTTGGATTCTTACCACTAAGATACTCATAAAGAAGTCCGAAGAAAATTTCTCGGGAACTGGCTAATTCGCTCCATAAATAGGTACGCATAATATTAGCTTCTTTGTCAGTATCGCCATACCATCTGTTTATCATTTGCAATGTATAAACATGGAATATAGCTTTCAATCTGGTATCAAATCCACTGAAATCTCCGCATATTACTCCTTTATCTTTGAGATCCCTTAAATGTTGTGTTAACATTCTAGACAGGGAGTCCCAATCAGAAGAATATGGATTTAATCCTATAGCAGATCCTATATGCATATTAGCATCTATGAACATATCCATAAAAGCTCCAAAATACATACGGAACATAACTAAAAGTATATAAGGACATCCAGCAAATAATCTGACTTTTCCTTCTAATACTTTCTCTATAGCAAGTTTCTCGTCTTTTTGGGTGGCTTTGTAAGCAAAGAAAGGGCGTTGTTTGAGGAGATATTTATCAACGTTAATACGAACTTGATCAGCGATACGCTCGTAATATCGTTTTGTTAATTCCTCATCTCCGTCCTCTTTAGCTTTAAGGTACAAAGCTTTAAGATTTTCTTGAGAAGATAAATTCATAGGGAAACCAGGGCTTGTACTGGATGCTATACCATTAACTTTGCCAAAAGCATGCAGAGCCTCATCAAGTGGAATAACCACTCGATTCTCAGGCGCTATACGAGTATTCTTAGTAATAAGTTGCTCGTATGATTCAAAAGCAGCTTCAATAATTTTAACAGGTATTGTAGCTGGATAAGTATCGTACTTCTGTAATGCTTTGGTAGCTGGGTTAATTTCTTCTCCTTCTGGAGTTATGAAAGGCCGCAGTCTAGCAGGTCTGGTTGTAACTTTCCTAAATGGTTCAGGAAGTCTACTATGAAAATGAGATTTCTTAATTTGGGACCAATTCATATCACCTGGCGTAAACGCTGGTGTTAGAGTGGCGAAAGGAGTCACTGAATTTTGGCATTCGAAGTCAACTTTTTCTATAACGAAATCAGGTTGTTCTTCACTCTCAAAACAGATTTCAGGATCAAATCCTGCATCTCTTAT